CTTCTTCATGTCATCAATCAGAAGGATATGAGAGTTGGCAAGTCTTGCTTTGCTCAAGCCTGTTGTGGTGCAGAGCATGTCCACCTTAGCAAATGCATCAGGTGAGTTTTCCAGTAACCACTTTGCTTTGTCTTCAAGAATGATCATTGAATCTTTGATGTAGTCACCACGAGAAGTACAGACAGCAAAGTCTACTCTATCCTTGTAAATTCTGTAGATGTGTTCCAACATCTTGAATCCGGGTGCTGGATCGAGAGTCGCAAACTTTCTTGCCAGTGCGAATGGCTTGAGTAGTTGAAAGAAAACACTTGGTGCAATTCTGTTCGGATCGCCAGATTTGAAGATCGTTCCGGGGAAGAATTTAGCCATTCCGCCTTCAAGGTCTACTAAAACTTCATCCATGTCACAAAACACTAGAGGCTTCATAATTTATCCAAATTCCTTCATTTTATTTGTAATTCTACCAAAGAAACCAAAGACATTCTCAGAGACCGTCTTTGGCCTGTCATAGGAGACGATGAGCACAGGCTCACCATGTATGCTCTCAATTGTGGAGAGCTTTACAGTGGCCTTTCCAGAGGCTACAGGAGCGTTTGTATTAATGAGTTCAAGGAAGTCTAGGAATTCGACCAATGATCGCTCTTCGTTCAGCTTCAGGACTGTGATTTTCTCACGCATTATGTTCTACTTTCTGTAGGTTACTGATCCATGCTAACACTTCACTATATTTCCAACCAACTGACTTTGGGCTAAGCTGATATTTACTAGGAAATTGACCAATAGCTTCAAATTTGTAAATGCTTGATTTTGATAGACCAGTTATATCCTTCACTTCGGCCAATTTCAAAATACGATCTTCATTAGTTTTAATTTCTCCATTCATCATATCATCAATCGCTTCTCGAAGAGTTCCAAAGTCATTAAATCCTTTACCTTCAACAGAAGAAATGTGGTCTATGTTATGAAAACCGTCTTTGAATTGTTCTAACCAATCCAATCTCTCACCATCAGTCAGGTTCATTTTTATCCTCACGAATTTTTACGAAAACTGGCTGGTAATAAGCGCGAAGTTCTGAATTTTTCTTGGTGACAATACCATTACATTCAATTTCTATAATGCGTCCGATCATGTCATCAGTATTGTATTCTAACCTCTGTGCATCTGAAAATCCACCACCGACAGATGTGATAATGGTTCCAGTCTTGTCACGAGTCAAGAATGCGCCAAGCTTTCCAAGGTTCTTTCCTTCACCTTCCTCTCGTCCAATGATCTTGACTTCTTTGGTCAGACATTCCTTGAACTTGATACAGTTCACAGATCGCTTGGCTTCCCATGGCGCATCAATGTTCTTGACGATGACACCCTCTTCACCATTCTCGATAGCCTTGTCATAGAGCGCCTTGACATCATTCCAATCCTTGACCATGATTGTATCTAACAGGTGGAGACGAGGATAAGCTTCCCATGAGACGTTCTTGATTGCCTGTTGAAGTTTAGCAAGACGATCCTTGTATGGCGTCGCACTATAACCCGCTTCAAACTCTTCAACAGTCGTGACATCCCAGATTTTAGCAATGAATTTGTTGCGTTCTTGGTCAATGATAGTTCCACGAATGGCCTTGGTAAAGATACCATTACCAGTTTGGCGATCATCAATGGTATAGCCGTCTTCACCCCTTGTTAGAAGCTCACCATCAACCACAAAGGCAATATCATCTGAAGAATTTTCACAAAGATTTTGACACAGATGAGCCAATTCTTCCCTGAGTTCGACATTCAGACAGTCAGCTGGTTTTCCATTTCTAGAAAAAGCTTGGATATCAAATCCACCCATTTTCCTTCTGATCCAGAAATTTACTCGTCCACCGTCTGCTTTGGACTGAACATAAGCCGGAAATTTGATTTTCTTCTTGTTCTTCTCGTCTGAATCCTTACAGAGCATGACTTCATATTCAAAAATCAAACCGGGCCAAACTTTATTGGCTGTGGTATCGGTTGCACCACACTTCAGGTCTCGGTCTAGGATGTCAAGGAATACAAGACGATCTTCTCGATTGAGTGCTTTTGCAGTCTGTGTAATCTTATCAACAGCTGCATGACCTGTATAAAGTCTCTCATTTAGATCATCGAGAAGACTAAAACCTGTGATGCCCAAGTCTGCGACACCATCAAAGAAATCTGGTATTGTCTCAATTTGAGCAGAAGTGACATAATAGCTCTTCTGAGAGTCATAGGCGTACTTAAACGCTCTCATCAGACACTTGTTATCTTTGTGCTTTTCGAGGATTGCGATCTTTCCGTTCTTGGAAGGCTCGTTCCTTACTTCATTGAGAATTTGATAGACGCTCATATTATTCCTTGATAACGTTTTCACTGATCCAGCGCGCATCAGCATTATCTGGGATAAACACACAAGATGAAGAGGATTTTTCCTTGTAGAAAAATGGCGTGTCACTAATACCAATCTTATTGAATACAAAAGCACATCCATGAGAATCTATCAAGACTCTATGGTCTAGATATGTGGAATCATTTTTATTTACATCACATGCGGACAACCAGAGAAACAGGACAAGAATAATAGTTTTCATTACAGATATCCCTTCTTCTTCATGTAGGAAACTACACGACGCTTGACGTTATAGGCGGTTGGTTGACGATAACTTTGTTCAATAAATAAATTCTTTGCTTCATCATAAGTTAAATCGAAAAAGTTCTGTACCGCAGGCCATCCACCAATACCACAAAATGTTGGATAAGTACCGCGTGTAAGATAATTATTCGGCACAAACCCTTCTTTCTTGAACCAAGGATCAATCATACAGGAACCAACAGCACATGCAGCGGTTCCACAATTACCACTATTAACCCATATTCCTAGATCAAACTTGACACTCTTGATAAATCCATTAATGGTCGCAAGTTCTCCACGTCTCGAAGCTTCGATATGAAGATCAAGAACACGGACAAGATTTTGAAAACGCTGTTTGTAAGTTGACATAAATTTACCTCAATATTTGTGGTGACTCATCATACACTACGAAAGAGAGTCTTGTCAAGCTCTTTTTCAGAACAGAAATTTCTGACAATCACTCTGGCATGTGCTTCCAATGCTTCAAATCCAGCATCATTATTGATTAAAAATGCACGTTCTAAAATTTCAGGACTGAGTCCAGCTTCAGACACATGCTCAGACAGCGAGATTTGACTCTGGGAAGGTCTTACAATATGGACCAATAGGCCACCATTGTCTAGGATGAATTGGGCCTCATTTGAAAATCGCACGTCTGTAATGATGGTATATTCTGGCATTTTATCTTTTCCGATAAACAACCAAATATCATCTCTAAGACATGCTCTCCCCCAATTTGTTCCTAGTGTCTGAAATGCGTGTCTTGGTGAAAATCCAAATTTAGAATCAACAACATCTTTAAGTTCTCCATTTGCATGTCTTTCATCCCAATCAAACAAATAACAGCAAACTTTTTTTATTGGATCAGCTAACCCATATCGCTCAATTTTAATTTTCAAATCTTCGAGAGCTATATCAATAATTAACTTTCCAAGAGTATCTTTTCCAGACCCGGCCTTACCATGTATTCCAATAAGTTTTTTCATTTCACACATTCCCATAAATAAAGTGCCTATCGCGTGTATCTAGCACCATAGGCTCTACAATAATCTGATTAAGGACACTTGCAGCATGACTATTTACTACGTTTACATTCATCGTACTCAAGATACTAATGAAGTATTTTATATAGGAAAAGGAACTGCAAGGCGTCGGTTTCATTCTAGAGCAAGAAGTCTTCATTGGACGAATAAAGTCAAAAAGCATGGTGGATTCTACTCTGAAATTTTAATCGATAATATCGAAGATGAATTTTCTGCGTTTGAATGGGAGAAATATTTCATATATTTTTATCGAATGATAGGTTGGAAATTGGTTAATGGTACCGATGGTGGTGATGCTGGTCCAAATCAAAGAGGCCGAATAGTCACTATAGAAAGTAGAAAGAAGATGTCTAAATCGCAGAAAGGTAAAAAGAAATCTGCTGAATTTTGTATAAAAACGTCTCTTAGACAAATTGGACCTAAAAATCATTGTTATGGAAAGAAACATTCAGAAGAGCATAAAAGAAAAATTGGAGAAAAATCTAAAGGAAATAAGTATAGATTAGGTATACCAGATTCGCAAGAAACCAAAGACCTTAAATCAAAACTCATGTTACTCAGACCCAAAATTCTTTGTACTCATTGTAACAAATTGTTCAATACCGGACTTTTTACAATTCACAAAAATAAATATCATTTGTAGCTGTCATTAGTATGGTCTCTGTTGAGGTCATAGATGATGAATGGTAAGAGAACCATGATCGGAATAAGCAAGAGTATGCCTATACAAATGGTTTCCATCCATTCTGAGAATGTTAAGCTGTCATCGTCTACAGCAAACGAAATGATGACGTAGAAGCAAAAGATTGCATAGAGTGAAAGGATTGTCAAGATCATAGTTCTGGTCCAAATTCTATTCCAATTGGCTTGGCTGTTCCGATTGAAAATGTAGTACATTTATGGACGGTAGGCCATGCTTGTTTTAGTAGAGTTGACATGTCCCACCCACTAGTCGCTTCTTCATCTATTCGAAATGTCCTCTTGCATAGAGAACACTCATAGACGATTCTGTAGTCGCTCATTCATACATCCTTGAAGTTCCAAGTGGATACCATATTGATGTTAGTGGACGAGTATCAAGACTTTTAAAATGTTTTGCCAAACATGAACAACAAACATGAATATTTTCTTTATAGGTTGTTTGTGCGGTAATTTTCAGTGAACCACCCTTCGGTAGTTTCAGTTCAGTCACTGAGTTATCTGCTCTGGGATATTCAAGTGTGAGTTGGTTATCACATACATCACAATATGTTTTGATCATCAAAACTTCTTCCCATCGGCCTTCAGGCGGTTTTCGCGCTTATGATCCTCTCTTGTGGCATTATATTCAAGTTTCTCGACAATGGAACCAGCCAAATCAAGATCATATCCAGCGCAGTAGTCAACGATACGTATAACAGCATCAGCCATTTCTACAACTTCCATTGGTCGATGGGTCAGGTGTGTATCCATCATATTCTTTCTGACGCCTTCTAGTGCTTCAGATAGTTCAGAGTGAATCAGTGCAATTAACTCACCCTTGTTTCTCTTCATTGGTTCGCCAGTGTCAAGATTTGTCCACCAATGAGTATTGGTTTTCTTGATATGGCCTTGTAGCATACAAATGCCGAGAAGTACAGCTGTTCTGGTTCCAGTGTCTATCATAATATATTCCTTATTGGGTAAATCCAAATTTTGATTTTGCTTCTTGAGTCTTGAACTCTTGTTCTTCAAAGTTGTAAATTTCTGCTAATGTCATTGGTTTTTGTGCATCAATCTTATACAGAGACTGCATCAAAACAG